CAACCTGAGACGTCGAAAGACCCATCGCCTTATCGAACGCCTCATTCACCTGAAGACGATCCGTCTCCCGGAACCACGCAAACGCCAACGCATAATTCGCCATCACCGGATCGTCCTCAGCAACCCGGTTGAACGGCTTACCGAACTTCTCCGAAATCTCCCGGAACGTCTGCCCCGTAATCCGACTCTTCACAAACTCAGCAGCAGTACTCATGCCTAGATGCCCTTCCTAATGTCAACCAACTTGTCCAAGTAGTCCGTCAGCACCGACCGGATATCATCACGAATCCCCGGCTCCGACCGATCCAAAACATCCGCCACCATCCGAGGCCCACCCGGAACCTGCTGACGCAAATACGCCGGCTGACCACGCCAATGACCCCACGCCGGGTGATACAAAAACCCCCGCTCGAGCAGCGTCCCCAACTCACGCCACCGACCCCGCGCAGTTCTCCCCTCACCCACAACCTGCACACGCGCGTTCTTACCGCCGACGATCTTCGTCTTGAACGTCGCAGACTCAGCAGCCTCAGCCGGATACGGACCAGCACCACCCAAATCCGCCAGCCCCTCACGCAGACGGTCACGCATCGACTCAGTAATCGAATCGAACTGCAATTCCATCTGCTTCTTCAGCGCACGCCCATCCTTGTCGGAACCCAGGGACTTGGCGAAAATGCGGAGCTCGTCAGTTTTCCATTCGACCTCAGCCACGGGTGGACTCGCAGATCACATTCACCGCGATCCCGAGCAACTGCACATTCTGCGGGCCGGGATACAAACGGGCCTGATCCATCTCAGCAATCGGGTCCAACATGAACGTGGTCGAAGAGTCAATCTTGTCGGCAACCTTCTCCGCCAACTCCTCAGTAGCCGCCTCAGTCGCATCGTTCTGCGACTTACCCCCGATGCACACCACCACCAGCCGAATACGTTTCCGTCCGACCGACTGGGCACGCTGACGATACGGCGCACCAGGCATCACAAGAGCGATCGGCGGGGTGAAGTTCTGCGGCACACTAGCCACCGCCCGTACACCCGACACCATGTTCAGCAGAGCAGCGAGCCCTTCGCGGGCCGACTGAAGATCACTACTCATCGGCAACCGAACCGAACCCGACCCGAGACACCCACGGCCTCAACAGCGAATACACCCCACCGAGCGGATCGGCACCCAACCGTTGAGCGACCGGGTTGCCAGAACCGTCCGGGAGAATCTGGGTCCCATACGGAGCCTTCGACCGTGCGAACAGATCCACCGAACACCGCAGGATGGCGGAATCCTCAACCTCAGTCGGAACCGGCACAGTCGAAGACAGAAGGTTGTCCGCGATGTACTTCGCAACGTGAATGTTCGCCTCAGCGAGAACCCGCTCGGCAAGGTCTTCGTCAGAAGCGTCCGCACCAGCCTCAGCCAGAACGTCGGTAGCCGTGACAGTCATCGGCGCTCCTCCCGACCCTCAGGCACAGCCCGCTCAGGACGACGCGGCCAAATCAAGCGACCGAACGGTACACGGACTCCCACTGTTGCCAACCAGCCGCGATCGTGTGAAGCTTCGCCTTTTCTCTTCCCGCCGCCCCCATCGACTCCCTCAACTCCGGGTCGTCGACCAGCAACCGAATCCTGTCGATCCATTCCGCCTCACTCCTCACCAGGAACCCGGTCACACCGTCTTCCACGTATTCGCGGTACGGGCCAACATCCGAAGCGATGACCGGGATACCGAGCGCCCCATACTCAAGCGCCTTGATGTACGACTTCGACCGGGTAAAAAGGGTGTCCTCGAGCGGAGCCAACCCGATATCGAAATCGATCGATGCGTAGTACTTGATCAGCTTCAGTTCCCACCCGGAATGCCGGTGCCGATCCGCCGGCAGGCGCAGAGTGCTCGAGAAGTCCTGCCCGATCGTGTGAACCTCAGCGTCCGTCTGCCGCAGAATCCGGTTCAAAGGGACAATGATCTTCGCAAGGTCCCGGCGATGCGAATCACCACCAGCCCACCCGATCGTCACCTTGTCACGCCGCACCCGCTGCATCTTCGGCAACGCCGCATCGATCATGTTCGGCACCACCGCAACGTTCGGGTTGAACCGCGACATCCGCTCCGCCAGATGATCGTTCGTCACCGTCACCAGACGAGCCGTGCGAACACAGAACTCCAGACCCTTCAACATCTCCGGAGTGAACACCTTCGCGGCCCGCTTGTTCACCGGGTCAACCGACCACAGATCGTCGTCCGTCTCCCACACCATCGCGTGCTTCCGGAACAACTTCAGCCAGTCGAGCTCGAACCCAGGGAACCCCAGCCGCTGCGTCACCATCACCGGCCACGAATCGTCAAACGATTCCGGGTGCCGATCATGAACAACGTTGTGGCCGTGCTTCCGCAACTCCTCGAACGGCAACCGAATCCGGTAATACCCGCAGGCTGTACCATCCTCGACCGCCGCAACGCGCAGTGGTTCCAAACCTCATGCCTTCCATGCCTCATGCCAGAAACTGGGAAGGGTGGCGGGGTGGGCATGATCACCCCGCCACCCGGCATCGCTACAGCGTGCTCTGCGCCCAATCAGCGCCGAGCTGCCATTCGATGTCCACGGTCGGGCTGTCAGCCGTAGCCTCGCCACCCTCACCACCAACCCACTCGTCCGAAGACGGAGCGGAGATCGTGGCAGTCACCGTGAACTTCGGACGCCCAACGGCGGAACCTTGCGGCAGGAACATTCCCGTCACAGAGGTCCCGATCAGGGAGGGCGTGTTCGCCTTCGTCCACATCGAGTTAGCGGTGAAGTTCTGAAGGACAGTCGCCTTCAGAGACTTCGCGCCACCCGCACGGAACTCAGCGAAAGTCTGCGAGTTCTTCGCAGACTTCCCGAGCGAACACGAGGTCGTCTCCGCCGATCGGTCCTCACCATCGATGATGAGGACATACTGATTCGGGATACCCCGAACGTCACCGATCGCCATGACTTACCTCCCTTACGCCGCGCTGAGCTGGAGCTTCTTGATCGCGTTGGGATCGAGAAGAGCCGACTGGTTACGGACGATGGCACGGAACGCAACCTGGTCGGTAGCGAACCCGACCTCGTTGGACCGCTCGAACCGGACACCACCCGCGATACGGACAGCAAGCGCCGAGAAGTCACCGAAGTACAGGACACCCACACCAGTCGTCGGAGACGTCGACACGGTGAGCGCCGAATACACCGGCTTACTCAGCAGCGTTCCAGGCTGACCCGGAACGAGACCGTTCTGCCACAGGTACTGACCAGTCGAGTCCTTCGTCTTACGGATCGACGCGATGGTCCGATCCGCACCCAGGTACACGGCAGAGCCACGGTACGCCGGCAGAACCGAGTGGTACAGGTCGATCAGGGCGTCAGCGAACGCCGAACCCGGAGTCGCCACAGCACCAGTCGCGATAACAGCACCAGTCACGGTCGCACCAGCGATCAGGGCAGCCTCCGCACGCGCACCGATCTTGTTGCCCATTTCACGACCAGCGGCCCGCGAGAGGTAACCCTCGAGGTCGAACGTCGCGTCCTGGAACAGTTCGGTCGGAACGTAGGTGATGTACTGATCCTTGATCGCGCCCAGCTGCACCAGACCCAGCGAAGCGTCCGAAGCAGTCAGGGGCGCGTTCGCGGCAGCCGACGCACCAGTCGCGTGCGCGGTCACGACCGGGAACGGGATCGAGTTACCGTGCGACGTGTTGATGATCGTCACACCCGTCTGAAGGATCTCAGACGTGTTGATCGCGTACTCCCACAGCTGGCCGTACACACCGTCGTTCGCGAGACCACCCGCACCGTCAGCGGTCATGGCACGCTGCTCGACACCACGGTACGACTTCTGAGCACGAGCCTCAGCGCCGCGAATCGCAGTGATGTCGAACCCGTCGCCCACCCGAGCGGAACGAGCCCACTCACCAAACGCGGACTCAGGGCGCGCCTCAGGCTCACCCGACTTACGGAACGACTTCTCGATGTCGAGAGCCCGCTCCTCCTGCTCACGCATGGTCTTCATGCGCTTGTCGATGCCGTCGATGTCAACGACGATCTGGTCGAAAGCGGTCTGCTCCTCGACCGTGAGGCTGCGGTTCTCCGCAACCGACTTCTGAGCGATGTCAGTCAGCTTGGTCGCGAGACCGTCACGCTGAGACTGCATCGCATCGATGATGCTAGACATACGTCTCCCTTTCCTTTGGAGGGGTTGTGTTGAAAACCCCTGCCGTTGTCGGGAGGGAGAGGTGTTACAGGGTCCGTGCGGTCCCGGCGCTGGTGCGGCGGTTAGGGACGGTTTATCGGGCGGCTAGACGCTGACAGCTTTCGCCATCGCCTCAGCCGGCGACATCGTGCGGGCAGGAGCTTCCTGCCCATCGGTGCGCTTGAACAGACGCACAAGCTCGTTCTCCTTCGCCATCTGCTCGATCTCCTTGAACTCGGCATCGAACTTCTTGGCAAGCGAACGCAGACCAACAGTCGCGTCCAGGTAAGCGGGCGTGTTCACCGGGGCCACATCGACGAGGCCCGCCTGAAGCAGCGTGCGAACCGGGAACCCGGTGTCATCGACACCCCAGTCGTCCTGCTCGACGTAGAACGCGAACGACGACGCACGCACATCACCACGAGACACGAGCTCGTACACGTCGGCCCGCGATTCGGGCACATCAACCTCATACCGGAGACCCTGGTCGTCAATCGACAGGCGCAGCGTCCCAGCCTCCGAGTTCCCCAGGAGGTAGTTGTCGTCATGGTTGTACCGGGCCAGAACACCCGTACCGTTACCCGGCCAGTTCCGCGACTGGGCACGGTTGAAAAGACCAGGTGCCGCGATCTCACGGAACCCACCCAGGTTCTGCGACGGGCTATTGAACACGGTGGCGTAACCACCGATGGTGCGCTTCTCGGCGGTCCCCCTGGCCTCGACACGGCCAGTGGTGAATCGCCGCTCAGTGAGCTCAGTCATGAGCTATCTCCCTTACTGACGGTGTTGCAGGTGTGGTCGGATTCTTGATGTTGTAGACGTCACCACCCGGAACCGGACCCCGGTTCTCGAGTGCGCGGGCCTCGTCTACGCTCATGCGCCCGTCCGCGATCTGTGCGCCGATAACCTCGACGCGAGTCTTCGTGTCGGTGCGGATCGTCGCATCGACGTTGAACTTCATCACCGTGGAATCCGCGATCCAACGCGACACCGCGTTCTCAATCCGAACCAGATACGGGCGAATGTTGTGGGCACGGTTCAGGGCGCGGGACTCATCGTTCGTGTAGTTCAGCGAGTCAGAAGCAGTCCCACCCACCTCGCGAGGATCGAGACCGTAAATCGCCGCGATCTGCGTAGCCGTCAGCTTCAACGTCTCAATGAACTGCGCGTGCGACGGCGGAATCGTCACCGCCTCGAACTTCCAGTCCTTGCCGTACACGAACGGCTTACCCGTCGCGAACGATGTAGCAGCAGCAGACGACGCCGCCTGAATCAACTCAGCCGGCATCTCCGAAAGCGTCTGGTTCTGCAACAGCGACGGCGGAAGCCCACCCCCACGACCCACGTTCGCGTAATCCTGAGCAGCCAACCCAGCCGCCACCATCGCCGCATAATGCTCGATGGGAGACAGCCCGAGACGCTTCCCGGCAGGAACCAGCCACGGAATGTGCGCCACCTTCGCATCAGGCAACGACTTCCCGTTCACCCACCACGCCGCATCCTGAGCTTCCTCAGCGTTCCAATCCGACGCCCACTTGATCCGAGTGGGTCCAGACTGACCAAGCGCCTTGATCTCACCAACCGCGTTGCCGCGCGTAACGATCGAATACGCGATCTGCCCGAACCAGGTCTCCAGCCCGAACTCATCCTCCGCGTTCCTGATCAGCTCAGGGACGCCAACCTGGGTGCGGGAACCATCGGGGTTACGGCGGAAGAAATCGACCGGCAACGTCGAAACGAAATCCACAATGCAACGAATCGACGCGAACACCGGAACCAGCGAAGTCGCCGGTCCAGTCGGTTCACCACCCACGGACGACCAGAACTCCGTATACGGGTTACTCATAGAACGCTGCTCAGAACGAAAGAAGAGGCTCACCTACGAACACCCCGCTCCCGATTCCACGCAGCCAACCCAGCCGCCACACCCACCACCAGCAGAGCCGCCGGCCACCACACCACGACACAGAACGCCACCACCGCGACGACACACACCAGCTCGAAGAAGATCGTCACGGAGGTCCCTCTCATCCGAATGTGGACATCCAGTCCGAAACCTGCGGAGCGAACACCGCCCCGTGATGCGCCAGAGTCACCGCCTCCAACGCCGAAATATCACCCGACCGACGCTTGAACACCCGCTTGCTATCCAGCAACCGCCAGTCCGCAGCAACAGTCGCCGCATCCAAATCCGGGTAACCACCGTGCTCAACCTCGCCAGCATCAACCGCCTGAACAAGATCCGTCACAGCCTGCACATACCGATCCGTACCGATCAGCTCCAGCCGAACACCCGCGTTCTCCAAATCCGAAATCAGGAACGCCGCAGGACCACCCTTGTCCAACACGACCGGACACGAATACTTCGCAGAAACCCGCGCAACCTCTTCCACAAACTGCCGCCGCCGCGAAACCGGGACACGCCCAGGCTCAAGCAACGCCAGATGAAGCTTCGGCCCCTCAATCGCCGCACCAAACGACAACCACGTAGCATCCGGATCAGACGCCACACCCAAACCAGCCGGCGTACCCACCCGAACCGGAACCGAAAGATCCCCCCACTTCGGCAACACCTTCGACCCACCCGCATTCAGCAGGAACGGCCACACATTCAAATACTGAGCCGCCCAACCCCGCAACGGGTCCGGGTCGTCAACCTCCGGGTCCAGCTCCCCCGCCTTCGCAGCCTTCCACTTCTCCGACACCAACCGCTCACGGTCAGCGGACCAATGCGGAGAGGCAGCACGCCACGTGGCTGGGTCATCAAGATCGGCGTCAGGCGGCGCGCCCCAGAACAGGAGCAGAGTGTCCGCCGACACATCCCGCAACGCATTCATCAGTCGACCACGCATCAGACTCGACGCCTTCACATGCGCAGTCGACGTCAGATGCAGTTGAGGAGAAAGGCGCTCGAGTAGCGCCGGCTCGATCCCATCCGTGATGACATCCGGCTTGATGTCCCACGCCTCATCAACCTGGCCGTAACAGACGTCGTAGCCGTAGGCACCGTCCGGTGCGCGCAGCAACCAACGGTCGGAGTCCTCATCCTCTAGGACGCGGATCTCCTGCCCGCCAGCTCGCTTCATCACGGTCCAGCCGTGCTTATCCGCCCAAGCCCACGATTTAGCGTGGATTTCCTTGCCGATCATCAAATCTTTCGACACAAGCATCGACAACTGCGACTCACCGAACAGATCAGCATGAGCAGTCCGCCAAACCGCAGACTGACGCAACCGCACCGACTTACCGATACGACGCGGACCAGACTCAATCACGTCCCGCCACACCAACGCACCGTCCGCGTCATGCTCGAACTGTCGGACGATCGCGAGCTCCTGCCACCAACGCGGCGGCTTCCAACCACCCGCACGACCCCACGACAACCCCACCCGCTTCGACCACTCGATCAGCTCGGGACCATACGAACCGACCGCAAGAGGGTGCGGACCCGACATCGCCAACGGACGAGCCGAATCCTCCGGAATATCCAGCAGGTGAGACGCCCAATCCGAGTGCGCCCCGAACATCGGGTCACCGCGATCCAGGAGGACATCGGCCAGTGATTTCTTGGGCTCAGCCACGCACAGCACCCTCGGGAGAGAGGATTTTCAGACCGGGGTGGACGCGATGCCCGCTACCCAAAGAATCGTCACGATCCCTCGGGCGCGATGCCTTGTGCCACGTTGATGCGAGACCCTGCTGCGCTCTGTAGCGCTCGCGGCAATAGCGGGCGTGATACTCCCGCGCGCACTGCGCAGAACAGCAGCGCTTCTTGGTGGTCGGCTCAGTGCAGATTGCGCATGCTCGAGTGGGCTTGGGCCTTGGCTTTGCAATCGCTTTGTCGCGTACAACCCATTGCGTACGTGATAATGCGGCCGGCTTGCCCATGCGCCATTCCATGACTGTCTTGTGTGATCGGCTGGAGTTGCAGGATCGGCAGGATGGTGTGAGGTTGCCTTCGTAGTTGGTGCCGCCGCGGAAGAGGGGCACTACGTGATCGACTGTTTCGGTCGCCCCCGCGCACCATGCGCATGGCCTGCCCTGCTTCTGCCAGGCGTGCAGTAGGTTCCTGCGTTTGCCCTCGCTTAATCCAGCTACTCGTTCCCTTGCTTTGCGTGCGGAGTACCCGTCTGGTCGCCATCCCGGATTGAGCGCACGACGCCTGAGTCCATCGCAGCGTTGCGAGCAGGCCTTAGTCCACCCTCCCGCCGATCGCGTTGGCGTGAAGGGCTGATTGCATCCAGCGCACAATGCTGTATCTGGCCTGGACTCGGCGCGACATGATCGACAGGTGGCTTTACCTTCGGGTCGGCTGCCCCTACCTCGCCACATGGGGCGACCGCATGATGCGCATGGCATGTCTGGTCTGCGTGGCATTGTTCCTCCTGTGTCGCCAGGGCGTGAGAAATACCCACCGCGACGGGGATCAGTCCGTCCGTGGGTTCTCCCTCGCGACAGAGGAAGCGATCAGAGCTTGAGGAAGCGAGTCGTCCGCGCCTTGTTGCCTCGAGTGGCACCTTCACTGCGGTTACATTTGCTGTGCCCCGGCCCGAGGATTCGCGTACCGGTCGGGTCGTGGCAGAGGTCCCATTTCGAGCCAGGCGCTATGGCGCGCGTAGGCATTAGGCAGGTGGGCTCCGCACACACGGCTTCGCCTCTGGCGACCGAGATTGCATAGGCGCGCCGGATTGCCCTGTAGCTGGAGCCGTACTTAGAGTCCGCCATCGTCCAGTTGTTGGATGAGTTGGGTGGTGGAGATGCCTTGTGTGCGCCTGAGGTACATGAGGCTGATGCGTTGCTGGTCGAACCATGCGAGGTGTGGAAGGTCGAGTTGTTTGGCTAGGTCTTTGCTGAGCCAGTCTGTGCCGGCCACGTACACATCGGGGTCGTGGGCGAGGATCTGGTCGGCTTGGCCTTCTGGTCCGTCCCAGATGAATACTTCGTCAGCGATGCCCAGCCCGAGTACCGCTTGTACACGGTGGGTTTCTGGTTGGGCTGGTATCCGTTTGTAGTGCTTCATCAGCCGGTCGGAGTTCACACCGACCATCAGGTAGCCGAGGGACTTGACGGCTTTGAGTGCGTTGACGTGGCCGTGGTGTAAGCAGTCGAACCCGCCGGGGTAGAGCACTCTCACGTCTGCCCCCAGTTGCCTTTGAATTTGCGTGCGAGGTGGTTGCCGAGGACTCGGTTGGTGCGTCCGTGGCGTTCCGCGAATTGGCTGTTTGCGTCGGTGACGTCTGGCCAGAGGGTTGGCATTTGTAGCCGCATCCCGAGTTCGCCTTCCCAGTTGATGGAAGCTTGTTTGTCCATGTGTTCGGGTGCGTCACGGATGGCGTGTGCGAGCTGGTCGGAGTCGAATACGCCCAGGTACATGTGGGGTGCGCCGTAGAGCCAGGCGGGTGGTGTGGAGTCGATGTGTTCCCAGAACTCGGGGTTGAGGATTTCGCACGAGTCGTGGAGGAACAGGAAGCGCCGGTATTTGTTGATGCCGGCGCGTAGTGCTGTGATTTCGTAGCCGCCGTGACGGTGGATGTAGACGCGCCTGTTTCGTGTGGTGGCGCGGATGGATTTGATGCAGTCTCGTAGCCAGTCTTTGCGTTCGGGGTTTGTTCCGACGACGACTGGGATCAATCGCGGCCTCGGTCGTAGCACGGGTCGCAGCATTCGGCGGCAGCGAGCTTGGAGGGGTACTCGGCCCCGCAGGATTCGCAGGGCCACATGTCAGACAACGAACCGGCCTAACTCTTTGATCGTTTCAGGGTCGAGGCGTTCCATGATTGAGTTCCACGGGTCCGTGTACGGTTCCGCATCAAACGCCGGGTCGAGCTTGGCGGGGAGATCTCTCGCTTCACCCTGCCAGTCGTTCATGCGCGTTGGATCTCCCGTTCGGTTACTTCGAGTGCTGCGAGTATCAAGTCCATGTGTTCCGCTAGTTCGGGGAACGCTTGTTTGTAGGCGAGGCAGACACGGATCGTTGAGTCGAGATACCTCGCCAGGCCGCGTATTGATCGACAGCGGGCACCAACAATCCTTTCGTTAGCGAAACCATTGTTGCGGGTCGGCTCGCAGGGGATAGGGGTTGCCCTAGCCCAGCTCAACCGCGCATTGCGTTGAGATTCAGCCTCGATGGGCCGTGATTACTGGTGCTCGCGGGGTTGGCTAGGGCAAGTTCTAGATGGCGCGCAGCAATGAGGCTGCCTCGCGCTTGTTGGATCGCTGCCAACGATTGCAGTCGAGGCAGACGTATCTGCGATACGAACCGGTGTTGGTATGGGACAGCCCACGCGGCTGCAAATGGTTGGACCCACACGACAGGCATCCGTCTGGAATTCCATCGATGACGGCAACGGAGGGGTGGTTTGGTATCCAGGGTCGCAGTTTCTCGTACAGGTCGATGAGGAGGTTCACGTCCTGCTTCTGGTACTTGATCATCCGCGCCCAGGCTTCGTCGTCCCCGGCGAGGCACTTGCGCCACATCTCGAAACCCTCGTGCTGAACCTTTTTCCCGACCCCGAGTTTCTGTGACACGTAGTCGAGTTTGTTCGACGGGAACCGGAATCTGGCTTTGACCGCAAGCATCAGGTCGAGATCCTTGTACGGTGCCGGCGGCGGCATGCCCGCTTCGAGGAATTCGCGCATGAGGTGTTTCGAGTCGAACCCTTTGGAGTTCCACCCCATCACCGCGTCGGCTTCGTTGAGTAGGTCCCATGCGGTTTGCAGCATCACCTGTTTGCCGTCGTGGTGAACGGATTTGACGGTGACGCCGCGTTGCCCGTACCAGCGTGCGCCGAAGCAGATCACTTCGGTTGAGGCTTCCATTTGGCTGATCGCGATGTTCTGGTTCCAGAGTCCCCACACGTATGCGAGGTTGGGGGACGTCTCGAGGTCGAGCGCCAGGATTTTCAACCGTCTCTGCTTTCGTTTGGGACGGGGGAGGTGGCCGCGCCGGGTAGAGGTCTCGAGGACTTGCCCGGACGCGCGCTCGGTTTCAGTTGTCGCGGCAGTTGTAGCTGCTCGCGTTGTGTCACCCGACCCGACCGTGGCCGGTACGGGGACGAGTGATGGAACCGCCCGGTCACAATCCGGGATCACCGCCTAAGCGGGCTCGATCAGATCCGGTCCCACGAAAAAGCCCCACCAGGCCCGGAGGACGGTGGGGAGCAAGTAGCCAGGCGGTAGAGACACTTCACCTGAGTGGGGTAAGTAAATCACACCGATGTAATTCTTGTCAAGGTGACTTTACATCGGCGTGTCGCTCGTTCTCCGCGATCTTCTCCGCCAGGTACATGAACTGCGACGGCAACCACGACGCGCCACACGCCATGCAGCGCGCCTCGGTTGAGTCGCCCGTTTCACGATCCCGGACGAACACCAACGCCGTCTGCGAAATCCACTCCCCATCACGAGGCCGTCGAACCTCACGCTCACCACACTGGATACACGCCGCCTTGATCTCAGCCGTGCGTGGCGGGTTGAACAGCTCATCGATCGCCCGCACCCACCGCCGCAGCAGGTTGAGTGCCGTGCATTCGTCGAACGTCCAAATCACCGTCTCGAGCGGTGTTCTGATGGTCTCGGGGGACGAGTAACGCACGATCGTCTCCTGACCGATGTACGCAGCCCACTCCACCAGCAACCGCTCGGCGCGATCGGCGTTCGGGACACGGTTGAAAGCCGCCCCCCACACCTCAGCAATCTGACGGTCGATGAGGGTGTACATATCCAGCGCCGGCGCGTTCAACGGCAGCTTGCTCTTATTGCCCGCCACCGCCCCCGTATCTGACCCGCCAAACACCTCGTCTCGGAGCTGCTGAAGGAGACCCTGGACGCGGATGAATCTCGGCCCGTCATCCGTGTGCACGGTCACCGGATGCTCCCGCGTCAGCTTCGTGAGGAGTTCGTCGTACTCGGCCATCAAAACGGGGTCTCGTCGTTGTACGAACCGGGAGTGACCCAGACGTCATCCGGAGGTGCCTGTGTCGTTGCACCATGCGAAGCGGAACCCCCGCCGCCGGAGGCACGGGTCACCTGGGCGGTCGCGTAGCGCAGGCTCGGGCCGATCTCGTCGACCTCCAGCTCGATCGCGGTGCGCTTCTCGCCCTCTTTCGTCTCGTAGGAGCGCTGCTTCAGGCGACCGGTCGCGACGACGCGGGCACCCTTCGTGAGCGATCCGGCGACGTGCTCGGCGAACTCCCGCCAGCAGGACGCGCGGAGGAACAGCGCCTCGCCGTCCTTCCAGTCGTTGGCCTGCCGGTCGAAGGTGCGAGGGGTCGACGCGATCGTGAAGTTCGCGACCGCTAGTCCGTTCTGCGTGTAACGGATTTCGGGGTCGGCGGTGAGGTTACCCACCACGGTCAAAATCGTTTCGTTCATTGTCTTCTCCAAAATGGGTCAGGATGCCTTTTGCTGCCGATACCGCTGGACTTGCCTAAACGAAATCCCCAGCGCTTCGCTGATCTGTTCCGTCGTCATATGACGAGCGGTCATCGAAATCACTTGCTCTCGCTTGCTCCGGGACGAACCTTCGCGCTTCGCTCGAAGCTTGCGGCGATTCTTAGGAGACAGCCCACCGAAGATGCCGTCGTAGTCGAAGTTGTTTTCCATCGCGTACTGAAGGCACCGTTCGCGCACGTCACACTTGGCGCAGATGTCCGTCGCATCCTTGATCGAACCTCCGTATTCGGGGAAGAATGCGTCAGGGTCTGTCTGGGCGCAAAGGGCATCGAGCATCCATGCCAACTCGCTGCGGCTAGGCAATACGTTCTCCACATCTCGTGCAGTAGCCGTGCTCGTCCGGCCCCTTGGGGTGCTTGCATTGCGACGGCTTAGGCATCGTCGCTGGCGGGGACGGCTTGGTTCGCTGCTTGGCGGTCCATGCGGTTAGCGCGTTCCTGGCGTTGCCGCACGCGCGGCAGGGGTGGTCTGTGCCGGTTGGATGCTTGGGGCAGAAGGGTGAAGGGGGTGTTGCGTCTTCCCCTTCTCTATCTACTTCTTCTTCTACTTCTCCTTCGGGCGAAAAGTTTTGAAACTTTGCGGAACTTTGCGGAATTTTCCCCAATGGGTCTGGGATGCGTGATTTGCGCTTGTATCGCATGGGCTGGTGCTCGTCCCAGCTCGCAACTTGGAAGTAGACCCGCCCATCGACCTCGTATCTGTGGATAACTTCGGATCGCTCGAGGGCTTTCATCCATCTGGTTATGTCGGCGGCGGTTACTTTGTCGTCGATTGGGAACGTGTCGGCCAAAATCACCTTGGAGTCGTATCGTCCGCGCCCGTAGTCGTCGCAGTACCCCCAGAGTTGTGTCCAGAAGTAGCGGACTTCGATGGGCCATCGGTTGACTGTGCGTGAGATCCGCATTTCGGATCGGATCATTCGGTCTTCTGCCACGTCAGACCAAACTCTTGAGTTCGTTGTAGCGGGCGGTGATTTCCTTGATCACGTCGTCTGCTGCGTTGGCGGCACGGGCCGCCTTGCCGAGTTCGATGATCTTGTCGATGTTCGTGCCGGCGAGTCGGATGTCCCGGTACCAGTCCCGCACGGTGAGCGGTTCGACCTTGAATGGTTTCCGTTTCCCTCGCGTCACGGTCAGGGAGACCTCAACTGGGGCGTCGATGTGTGAGGCGTGACTGATCTCGATACCACCGACTTTCTCGCCACCAAACTTGATGTCAGGGTTGCGGTAGAGAGTGAGCTGTCGGCCCTTGTAGGTGGATGTTTCTGGTCCCCAGCATGCGACGATGACGCGGCGCATTGACTTGCTGGGTTTGTAGGGGCGTCCGGGGTATTCGACGAGGTTGAAGTTGAACGGTTGTTCTGTGGTGCCGGCGGTGACGTCGACGATTGTGACGGTTGCTGGTCCGGTCATGAGGTCGTCGGCGTTGAGCTGGTCGGACTTGGGGGCGATGGAGGCGGTGATGTCCATCAGAACCTCATTTCTTCGATTTCGGGGACGTACACGGTTTCGGGGAGGCCGACGATCGCTTTCTTGTAGGCGTCGAGGAACAGGACCGCTGTTCCCTCGAAAGCTGCCGCCGCCCGGAAGATTGCGGTCTGCCATTCGGGGTCGGGGGTGATGCGGGTGACGTAGAGGGGCATTCCGGCGACGTAGGACACGTAGTCGATCCAGTCGCGGCCAGAGACCCATAGGCCGGTTTGCAGTTGCGGGACGTATTCGGGTGGGATCTCGCCGTTGATGATCGTTGCCAGGTGCTCCTTCGGTTTCGGGCATTTGATTTCGATTGCCCCGTCTTCACCTACGAGCCCGTCTGGTGAGTACCCGACCGTGACGCCTTGGACGGTTCTGGTGATGAACCCGACCTCATGTACGGGGGCGTAATGCTCGGCGTAGATGTTGCGGGCGACGGGTTCGTTGATGTGCCCCATTTCCATGTCGTAGGAGATGTAGGTGTTGAGGGTGCGTCCGGTGATTCGTTCCGCGAGGAGCTGCATGGTCATGCTGCGGGATGTGTCGTTGGTGGCGAGTTTCAGTGTTTTCGCGGTGATGAAATGCTTCATCGTGGAGGCGGTGATGATGCCGCGTCGTGCCGCGTGCCATTCGTCGGTGCCTTGCTCTACGTCGTGGGTCGTGATGGTCATACGGATTCCTCCCGGTCGGAGTCGATCGAGTAGACGATGATTTCTGTGCGTGCGAGTTCTCGTGCGGTGTAGAACTTCGACACCCTTAGGTCGTGGACACGCCAGTCGTCGTCGTAGGCGCGTCCGTTGAGTGCGTCTTTCACCGCTTTGGCGAGGTTGTCGGCGTCTACGTGTCGGTGGTTTCCGAGGTAGAAGCGGATGTCGAGGCGCACACAGTCGGGCTTGTGTGGGTCGGCTTGGTTGTCCCATCCGGCCCGAATGTTGTTCTCGTAGTCACGAGTCACAGTGGGTGTGTACGTCCCTCGAGATGTGACGCGGGGCCGCTGTTTCGCTCGCGGTTCACCCCATACGACAACGCGAGCTATCTCGAGGTTCACCATGCCCCCATCGCGGCGTCACGGAGCTGGTCGTCGTCGATGCCTACATACCCTTGAGTCGTGGCCACCGATGCGTGCCCCATGAGGCGCTGCAACGCGAGGAGTTCGCCACCCGACTTGATGACCTGGGTAGCGAATCGGTGCCGTAGCTTGTGGCAGGTGACTCCGGGCGGCAGCGCTCGAGAGACGAGACGGCTGACGTAGGCGGGCGAGATGTGTCCGTTATCTTTGCCGGGGAACACGTAGTCGGGTGCGTGTGCGAGGATGCGGTCGGCCAGGTCGTCCTGGAGGGGCACGAGCCGGGTTTTCGATCCCTTGCCCTTTATCCGGAGCGAATACCGTCCGGGGACACCTTCGACATCGCGTGCGTGAACTTGTGCGATTTCCATTGCACGCGCACCGACCCGTGCCCCGATGGTGATCATGAGCTGGACCCTTTCGTCGGCTTGCTCGAGTGCGTCATTGATCGCCTCGAGGGACGCCGGCTTCGGGACACCCTTCGGCACACGGACAGTGGGGAGATCCTTCGACGGATCATCCGGCAGGAGGCCCTTGCGGAACGCGAACCCGAAGTAACCGGTGATCGACGACCGGACAACACCCTTCGTGTTCGGTGCCCAGTCCGGGTTACCCATGTAGTCGACGAGGATGTCGTCGGTCACGTCCTCGGCCTCGAGACCGGGGTGTGCGCGCCGGAACTTGTCGATCTGGTAGGTGCGGAGCTCGATCGTTCGGGGGCTGCGTGTCGCCGCCTTGAGGTATTTGAGGTAGAGGGGGTCGATTTCAGCCCAGGGCATGGGTGCTCCTTATGAAGTTGTGTTTGGGTAAGCGAAAGGCCCCCGGTTCGGGTTATCCGGGGGCCTTGTGTCTAGTGCGGGCTAGACGGATTCAGCATTCAACGATGTAGGGACAGTCAGAGACACTCTTCCCACGCAGTAACCAGGCGTCGGCGCAGCCCCGTGTCGGTCGGGCTCTCTGCAACCTGCGCGCGGGCGGATTGCTCTGAACGGCATTCCTCTTGGTCGCTTTCGCCCGGCCCCGGACCCCATTCGTACTCGATGCCCCACGACACCGCTCCGCCCAGCGCGAGGATCAGCTCGTCGCGCAGCTCGATCGCATCCGCGGACGACATCGTGAATCCGATGGGCCGCATGTCTTCCTCATCACCGGGAATGTCGACCCGCACCGAATGGCTAGATGCCTTGGCTGTGATGCCGATCATGGTCTCTCCCTCTACTTGTCAATGCTTGTCCTGGTTACTTACGGCGGGGGAACTGGTTTGTCCGGCGCTGGTCCGAGTAGGCCGCACAGGTGTCGCAAAGCCATAGACCCGTCGAGTGAAGGGTCGGTAGAGCAAATCGTTGGCACGCCTGGCATCGCATGGGTGCAACATACGGGTACGGACTCACGACTTGCCCCCGTTGGGATAGGCGGACGGAATGGCGAGAGATGCAGAACTTGCCCACGACGGTACGTGACGCTCGCGCCAACGGCGAGCCTCAGCCTTTGTCGGCGTTCGCCACTGCACCAGCACCACGGCGCGATGGGCGTGAATCCACAGGCCGCACGTCGCGTCGAGAATGACCTGTCGCTTTAGGCCCCACCGAACCCGACGACGCTTTACGAACAACCTCACGAACATGTCTTGTCTCGCTATCTGTTAGTGCTTGCTCAATCCAGTGAGTGCAGCTCGATTGAAAGGAGCGCACTCATCGTTTCGTCTCGGCGCAGAACCAGCGCCCGAATCCCATCCGAGTAACTATTCATTCGCCCCCGCAGTTGCGTCAGCGCCTTGTCACGCAGGTCAGGGTCGCTTACGAATCGCTCGACCGCCAGCCGGCACTTCGGGCATTCGCAGGTGGGCCACCGATTCGCTTTCGCGGAGTTGCACGCCTGACAACACGGAACTAGGTTCCACTGGGCGTCGGGGCCGCCAAGCGAGCGCGGCACGATGTGATCCACGGTCTGCGGGAATACCGCATCGCAGTAATGGCAGCCGTTTCGCTTCTCGTGTTTGGCGCGACTTAGACCGCGCCCACGCCCCGGTCGTGGCGGTGCGTAGACCATTCTGTCTTGCCCTTCTGGTAGCATGTGGACATAGGCGGGGGCAGGTCTCCCCGTTAGGAATCGGCTCTGGTCCTGCGGTTTTCACCGTGGGGCTTTTGTCGTTTTGTCAGCATGATTTCATGCTGGGTTACGATATGGGTTTGGTGTCCGCGATGCGGTGTTTCCGGGCATCATCGAATCGACACCGGCGCGTTCGCCCGCATCCCACGCCTCCGCGGAAATAGCCACGCCGAGGTCGCTAGCGGCGTGCGTATCCAGTGTCAGCAACAATTCCCCGGCGTGCATTGTGTAATCGGAAACCGCGTCAAGCTTGATCGCTACGGTGACCCTCTCGCCGCGAGTTTCAACGATCCGTGCGTGACTCAAACGGACCCACCTCCCGCCAGCGCAAACTTCTCCGCCAGTTTCTCGTCGGTGAAGACGCGCACGACCACCGCCAGGGTGTCCATGCGCCTTTTTGCAGGACAGGAACGGAGCGCCGCGATCATGCGGGCCGCGACCAGATCGTCGTGGTCGAATATCTCATTCGTCGCCAAAGTTGATCACCTCCGGGTCACACCAGCACGGCGAACCATCTGTTGCGTGCTCGCGCTCTTCCTTAGTCATGGCCGTTCTCCAATCTCTCTAACTACTTCGGCATGCTCTGTTTGGCGTGGTACCAGGCGCTCGCTTGCTCAGCCGCCTCGCGCGTGACGCCGGGGTAATAATGATTGACCTCGTTGGCGAAGATCGTCCGGTTGTCCACGAGCTGCGCGATCACGTCGGCGGGAATCCGAGTCCCCTTGATGCAGACGACACCGCCCATCCGTCCGGCTCGAGCGTCGAGCAGGTGGTACTTCGAGAGGTCGCCGGCGCGATGCTCTGCCTCGTGCTGCTGCATCCAACGGTCTGCGGTCATTACCGTCGAATAGCGGGGGGCGCGCTGGCCGCATTCGCAGACGGGCCGGAACTTCGCCGCAGCCTTCATGTCCTCACGCTTCATCTGATCTCCAAATCAGGGCAAGCACTATCTCATGCTGTGATGACGGTGCCGCTCTGCTCAGCGGGCCGAAACGCGGCGGACACCGCGTCCATGTCGATGCGGATGATGATTTCGCGGTGGGCTTCCAACTCGTCCTCCCACGATGCAATCGCCTGAGCTTTCTCGGTCTCCCACTGATTCGGGTTTGACTCGATGCTGTACTCGTCCCAAGCGAGCATCATTTCCGGGTACTCGTCTCCGAGTCCCTTGCGGATGCCCCAGAGCGTGTGAATCTCGATCATTCGAAGAACCTTTCCATGCTGGTCACTCTTCGTCATCGTCCCAGTCGTCTACGTGATCCGGGATCTCACCGATGGTGCTCTCGTAGTCGCCGTAGAGGTCATCGAGGGCGATGCTCCGAGCGTTCTCGGTATCCGCCGCCTGGATCGCCGCCAGGTGTTTGCCCACCCGGTCCACGAAATCGGCATTCACGCTGTCTTCGTACGCACTGTTGCGCATGGTGCTTGTCCTTCCGGTGTCAGCATGTTTCGATGCTGCGGCTAATTCGGCACAACAACGATGCCGAGGGCGCGAAGCGCGGCACGCAGCTTGCCCGCGCCTTTGTGCGTATAGAACACGTCCACCGCGTGAGCAAACTGCGCCTCGGTGATCTTCATGCGTTCCTGCCTTTCGATGAATGGGTGCATGTTGTGGAACGTTGAAATGCCATTTGCTGCCGTTGGCACGCGCGCGTACCATTTCGCGGGCGTTTTGGCACCTTCACGTTCCACCAGCATGCTCAGGTGCTTGTCGGTGCGACTCGTAGTGCGCTTGATGCACGCCCCATGCATCGCGCGACTCGGAACCACACTCGCCGCACTTGTAGTTGCACACCCGCAACCGCAGTTGCGCGAGGTCAGGCATCGGGCTCGCCCGGTGCAGCACCAGGGGATTTGCGACCGAACGCCTCGATCGCCTCAGCGATATCGTCAACCATCTCGGGATACAACTGGAACCCGGTATGAACACCCGATGGAACAATCACGAGATAGCCGCCGTGGTAGAGCCGCAGAACGTTGCCCTGCGACACCCACTCACGAATCACCATCACTAGTCCGCCTCCGAACCTGACCGTTCATGCCGGAGTCGAGCGGTCACGGCGTCGAAGTCCTCCGGTTTCATCTGTCCGAACATGAAGCCTTGCAAAAAGGTGGAGAACTCGTGAGAGTAGGAGGGCTTCGGTTCGCGGGGGATGTCGTTGACGGTGCAGCCGGTAACCCAGAGAGTGTAGGCGTCCCGCAGCTCGGCAATAGTGCGGCTAACCATCAGAACCACTACTCCCACGTTCTTGTAGATGCGCCTCATAGTGCGCCTGATGGTTGCCCCAGTAGTGGGTCCACTCACCGCCGCACGTCCCGCACTTGTACGTGCATACCCGAGAACGGACTTCCGTGAGGTCAACCATTCGCAGCATCCATAGGTGCTGACACGAATCGGGCAAGAACCTTCCGAGCGTGTTCGATCTCTTCCGGCCTCGGGTTTCGGATCGGTGCCCACACCCAGCTATCAGCCATGTGGGGGTCTTCCTCCATCAGCTCGAGCCAGTTCTTCGCGAGGCCCCGGATGCCGATGGTGGTTCGGCTCACGTCCCGGAAATCGGCCAAGATCGGGTTGCTTCGACTCGTAAGTGCGGTCATGATTCCTTCCCAACATTCGCTAGTTCTTGCTTAACTCGACAATCGTCGTGCGGCTTCGAGCATGACCGCACCCTGATAGCTGCCCTTCATCCACACGCTTTCGCCGCACTCGACTAGACGCTCGGACAGTTCTTGGTCCGTCCATCCGGAAGCAAGGGGGATGGGGTTGTAGTTCTCGCTCACTCGTCAGCTTCCTTACGGGCCGCTTCGTATCCAGTGACCCAGCCGATCTTGTACGCGCGTAGGTGGGCGACGATCAGCATGTCCTCTTTACCCTTCGCCCATTCCTCGAACGACGCCTCGGCACGGGCGAGCAAGGCTTTCTCGGCGGCTTCGTTCTTCGCTCGTTCGATCACGTCCCGCGTAGTGAAGGGGACATTTGTGTAGTCCGTCATCGGGCTCCTTTCACCAAACTGTCGTGGGGATCAGGGATCGTGATCTCGATATCGAACTCGGCCATCACAGTCCCTTTCCTGCGGGGCCGGCGAACCGATCACCCTTAGCCGCACCGTCCAGCACGATGGGCTTCACGCGGTATTCGCCCACGCTGCCCCAATGGGTTCGGCACAGTGCCCGGTCGCCGTCTTTGATCAGCGGCCCATGTCCGGTACATCCAGGTCCGCACTCGCCGCAGAATCGCTCCGTGTCGATGCGGTCACGCTCAGCCTTGTCGGCGGCGATCTGCTCATCCGTGAACCCGTAGAACGGCCCCAGATCCATCACTTGCCCCCTTGCTTGACGGCTCGTTCGAGCATGTCGATCAGCCCGTAGGCGATCGATTTGACCTCGTAGTAGTCGGTGACGTTTTCGAGCTGTCGGCGCATTTCCGCGATCACGTTGAGCGTTACCGTTTCGTCACGCCCAAGGGCGTTCCCGTTAGACTGCATCACAGCCCTTTCTGCTAGTACCAGATGGGTCAGGCCCCGGCGAGTGTGCAACCACTCGGTTTGGGGCCGCTCCCATTCTACGCGCGAACCGGTGACAATCACTAGCGTTCGCTTGTGTCAATACTGTGCGATAGCAGCACGGACAGCGCGAGTGCCGCCTGCTGCGGGACCACGCCCGCCCGTGCCGCTGAACAGAGATCCGATCTTCATGTGCCGGCATCCTGTGGTGCTTCGTCTGCCTTATAAGTTCCGGGCGAAGTTATAGGCCCAGCACCTCGGGATGTACGTTCTGCGGCCCGGCTCGCGGTGCGTGACACGGGCCAAGGTCCGCTGTCGTCGCGGTCCCACACGTCGAACCGTTGTCCGAGCGCCTCGGTCACGATGTCGTTCATCGAGACACGCTGCTCGAACGCCTCGCGCCTCAGCCGCTCATGCACCCCGTCCGGCAGGCGGACGCTCAGCGCCTTCACCGGATTTCCTGTTTCGGCGCGGCAGGATTACCTGCATCTGATGATTTACGGCGGGGACACCCGTGCGAGTGGTGCTTGCGACCGTCCGCGTGAAGGCCGTTCGGCGTGTCGTCGTAGTTCATGCCACGAAAGAACTCGTCCCACCCGAGACAACTCACGCAGTTGACGTAATACCGCTCGAACAGCAGGTACTTCGGTTCACCATCGACAGCGGGTGCCGTCGGTGCCGGGAAATGCAGGGTCACGATCCGCTTCCCTCTATATCGGCTGATTTAGGTGCGCCAGTGCCGCCTACCTCGACGCACCAGGAGGTGTGCCTGTGGGCATAGCCGCTGCGGAGTCCACAACAAGCACAGATGTCGCCTCGCCACGGACCTGCCCAGATTGCCCATGCCCACACGAACCCCAACCCGCCGCCGAATAGCAGTGCGATCGAGTGTGAAGCGAATTCGGGACCGCTCACGATGCCTCCTTGGGCGTGTCATTACGGATGGATGCTTGTTTGGTTCGGTCGGGGCAGGCACACCAAATACCCGCCCACCAATGCGAGCAGTGAGTCTCAGCCACGATCCCTCCCCTTATTGCGACATGCTTGTGTCGTGTCCCAGATGGGGAACACGGGTTCGGGTCTCCGCGCCAACCGGACATCGTTACCGTTGTGGTCGCGTTCCACCCACACCGCGCCCGCACGCAACCGTGCGAACAGCGCCCCGACACCCTGCACGGGGTTCCGGTAGGTGGGGAGCGGTTCAACCCAGTACGTGTGCGCCATGTGCCGCCTCGTCGTAAGCGTCCAGCTCGACGATCGACCGGAACGGGGTCGCGCGACGTTTCAGATCCAGCCACTCGTCGCGTGTCGGGATGGGAACCTGAATCGACGACTGGCGGTTGAAGTTCACCAGCGATAGCACGGTGGCGTTGTAGTCATCCATGATTGACCACCCAAAGCAGGTAGCCGCCGACCATGATCAGGACGACGATGCCGACGAGGATCGCGGTGTTGCGGATGCGGCGACCCAACTCGATGTACCCGTGAACGTCGTGGAGGGGGAACGCGGACAGTTCCTTGTTCGCCTCGTTCTCGGCGTCACGCTTCGGACCGGCGGTCACCACTCCACCTCGCAGATCACAGCGTCAACCTCGGAGATGTGACGCCAACCGGAGAACAGGTACCACTTCATCGACTTGTGGCATTTGGGGCAGAACTGGTGCGTCATTCGGTCACCTCCACAGGTACGTCATCGGAAAGGGGTGTGTGCCAGCGGGCGTCATGGTCATCCGCCGCCGCTTCCGCTTCGGAGCGGGAAGTGAACGGTCCCTCCGTCGTGCCGCAGTCACGACGAGTCACATCGAGGACAAGTGCCTCCGCGATTTCGGCGGTCATGCGACCACCCACACATCCGCCTTGTACCCGGTCGGAGTCGGACGCTGCGTGCCGTTGAGCTCAACGAGCCCGAGTTTCGTCAACTCCGCCCGTGCCGTACGAATCCTCTGCGGCGTCCGCTGCACCCTGCCGGCGAGCGCATCGACCAGCTCGTGATCCGCGAACCCGGTCTTCGGGCGGCGTGCTAGCGTTGTATAGATCGTGTGACGCAACCCCTCGAGTACGACCGCATCGATACGTGCGGCTGTTTTCGAGGTGGTCGGGTCGGTTTTACGTGCAGCAGACATCAGCGGTCCTCGAGGATTTGAAGCACGAGTTGAGTCGTCGTGTAGGTCAGGTAGAGCATGGCCGCTCCATTGATGAGTGCGATCGGCCAGTTCGCGGGAAAGACAATGGTGTTGAGGACGATGCATGCCGCGTTCAGGAGGATGAGGATGACTCCGAGGGCGACAAGGAAACGGTCGGACATGTGATGCTCCATTCCGGGAAGAGGGGGTGCCCGGTGGCGGTGCACCCTTAGCGCGATCGGTCCTACCGATCCCTGGAACCACCGGGACTTCTGCGGCGGGCGGTCTCTACTGACACGCACGGGTTCCGCCGCATTGTGCTCGGGCAGGGAATCGAACCCCACCTACGACCATCCGAGCGACCTAAACTTGTGGAGCCCACACCAAATGGATGAACCACACCAGCTCTCTCACCGCTGAAAACGCGCCACGGGACATACCGCAACGACTCACCCCAAACCGGGGCGTCAGGCTCGCATCGCCGTCATGGGGGATTTCCTCAACCTGACCTTTCGGCCCCTACTTCCAACGACCCAGTACATCGGGCCGCACAACGAGGGTGACGATGCGATGTGAAGTTATAAGTCCGGGTCGGTGGTTGGGGGGCTAGCGGCTGGGAGGACGCAGCACCACCGACCCGGAAGCATTAGGGACTGAACGGAATCCAGTCGTTGCCGACAAACAGGCCGACAACACACGAAAGAGGCAGCATGGCGAACGACACCCACAGGAGGACGTTCTGACGACGACGCGCACGAGGAGACGTAGGAAGAGTCACGCGGCACGCTCCACAAGTCGGACCTCAACAGTGAGGTCGGCGGCGGCGGCGAGCCTGTCCAGCTCGTCGAGAGTGGGAGACACGACCCCGTTGAGTCGCCTCGAGACGGCTGACGTTGAGAGCCCCGAGATTTCGGAGACGGTCTGGTGGTTGAGGCCTCGGCGGAAGAACTCGACCCTGAGCTCGTTCGCTATGCTGTCAGCGGGTGTAGCGACCTTCATGATGGGCAAGTTACCCGCTCAGCGCATACATCGCAACACGAAATGACCCGCGTGTCGCAAAATGTACCCCGTTCGGGGAATGTTCACCCGCTCAGCGGTTGACACAACCGCCCAGAGCGCTAAAGTGGGGGACATGACCAACGTCTCATCCCTGCCCGAAGTACCCGACGCACGCCGCCGGATCGCCCGAGCGGTAAAGGCGCACCTCGTCGTCGCGGACATCACCCCTACACGAATGGCCGCAAAGATCGGGATGTCACAGTCCGCGATGAGCCGGCGCACCAGCGCGATCCAGGCGTTCGACATCGACGAACTCGCCTCGATCGCTGGCGCACTCGACGTCAGCATCTACGAACTGATGCAGATGCCCAAGGACGACACCTTGGATTATGGGGCCGATGATTCGGGCATGGCACCTGTCATCCCCATCTTCCCGACACGATAATTGTCCCCCGGTCCCACCCGTTTGGGGGATAGACCGCCCGTGGCACTGTACATAACCTCAGGTATGGACTGGGAGCAAACGCTCTCGGACTACACGACCCACCAACGCGCCCAACGGCTCTCAGAAAAGACGATCAGGAACCGGGCAGAGCTGCTGAACACGGTGGCGAGGATCACCCACCGGGGTCCCGACGACGTGACCCACGAAGACCTACTACGAGTTCTCGGGCGACCCCACCCAAGAACAGGCGAACGCTTAGCCCCCGGTACGATGCAGTCCGAGCGCTCGTACATGCGCGCCTTCTTCACATGGATGAAGCAGACGAAACGTCGCCGCGACAACCCGGCGAAAGACCTACCTAAAATCAAGATCCCCCGACGCCGCCCGCGCCCGCTCAGGTTAGATCAGATCGAAGACGTCCTCGACTCCGGTATCTACACCCGCACACGCGACATCATCCTCATCGCCGCATTCACCGGGCTTCGCCTCGGAGAAGTCGTACGCATCCGAGGCGAAGACGTCGACCTACGAGGCATGACCATCCGCGCCCACCGCAAAGGCGACCTCGACTGGCAAGGCACCCTCAACACCGAACTACTCGAGATCGCCCACCGATACCCCCGCACCGGATGGTGGTTCCCATCCCCCTACCCCAACGAACTCTTCCCGGACGGTGGCGGGCACATACTCATGGCCTCCGCATCCGACCGGGTATCGAAAGCGATCCGTGCAGCAGGGATCACCGACCCGCGCATCACCGGCCACTCGCTCCGCCACTACGCCGCTACCGAGATGATCCGGCGGGGTGCTTCGTTGCGGGCGGTGCAGGAGTTCCTGGGGCATGCGTCTCTTGCCACGACACAGTTGTACGCGGAGGTGACCCTGGATGATATGCGTGAGGCGAACAGTGTTCTTCCGTCGATTCATGCGCCGGCTAAGTCTGGGAGGAAGACGCGGCCCCGGAAGTCTGAGACACTGGCTGCGTAGCCCCTGTAGCTCAGTTGGTAGAGCAGCGTCCTTTTAAGTCGCGGGTCGTCCGTTCGAGCCGGACCGGGGGCACTAGCGCAACACGAGTCACCTTCACTACGATGCGCGCATGAGCGATGTTCGTCAAGCCCGAGACAAGGCGCAATACGTACGCCAACAGAAGGGGCACAGCGCGATCCTGCATTGGATATTCCTGGCCCCTTTACTCTCTGGATTCTGCCCATCTATTACAGCGTGAGCCCCAACCACTACTGGCACGCATAGACGCAAGAAGCCGCCCCGATCGAATCCATAGGACTCAACCGGGGCGGCTCTTGGGTGGCCCTAGCAGTAGTAGCCGGGGGCGGGTGCTCCCCATTCCTGAGCCAACCGATCGGCACGGCACTCGTCGTGGGTCGAGAGGCCGTGCTGGTAGAGCCACACATGACCAAGTTCGTGGAGGATGGTTTCCTCGAGCATCTGGGACCTCATCCAAGACCCCACGTAGATCACATCAGGTGTTTCGGAAGAGAAGCACCCACCGCCCTGTCCATCGCCCAATTGCGCCCCGCAGTTCCGTTCGTCATCGGTGTAGACGATCGTGACACCCATGTCAGCAGCTCGCTGTTCCGCCGCAGTGGTGACGCCGGGGAGATACCCGAAGGGGACGAGAGTTGCGACCGCGACGGCTAGCGCCGCGACTAGCCCGATGAGAACTATCCTCGACAACAGCCATGCGGTGCTCATGTCCCAAGTGTATCCCCACTTGTTCTAGTTTCACTAGGACAATATAAAAAGCCCCGGCCTGTCTAGCGTGAACTAGACAAGCCGGGGGTCTTGTACTGGGATCGGTCAAGCCTATTGGCATGCCTCACATTGCAGGTCGTCCATCGGGTCAACTGGTACGTCGTAGTCGTCAGGGCCGCTCACTCGAACATGCCCTCGCCATCCTTGTACACGTGTTTCGCGGGCTGACGCAGCGGGTCTGTCTTCAGGTAGCCGGCGAGCTGCGCGACAGCACCCACAACACCCGCGTAAATCACGACACCCCACGGTCCCGCCCAAGCGAACAGGTCGGGGGTGAGTGCGGCACCTGCGGCGAGGATGAACGCACCTACCACATACACGATGCCGGTGGCGATGATCTTCGGACTGATGGTCTTGGACGGGTCCACTTCTGCTCCTTCTTATTTGTTCACTAGTGAGTTGACGAGCTGCGTGATCCCCGCTCCGGCACCACCGGCGGCACCAATCCAGATCCACAGGTACTTCTCGATCGCACGGATACGGACCTCATGGTCGGACACCTTCTCGGGGATGGGGCCGATCACGTTGGTCACCTTGAGCAGTTCCGTGTAGATCGTCGCGAGTGTGATCTTGACTACCGGTTCATCGGAGTTGGGGTCGGACATGCTCATGCCCTCAGTTGCCCGGCTTCTTCTGCTCAACGATCACCGCAGCCGGCACACCCGCAATGGCATTCAGAACCGGTGTGAGATCCGTCGTCCCTCCACCGACTGGGGCCGTGGCGGGCTTGTTCGTCGCGGTGATGTGGAGGGGGCCGACTGCTCGGGTCCACATGGCGTCGTTCATGCCGATGAACCTGCCGCCCGACTGCTCAAACACGGACTGCTCATCCGCGTCGGGGTAGTACCCGGTCCGGTTCACCATGTCGACCAGGATGCGGGTGTGGATCGTCGGGTGTGCTTGTGGTTCGTAGTATTCGATACCGAGCATTTCGACCTCTCTCAGGGCGGTGATCTGGGTGGCTGTTCCACCAACAGCGGTTACGCCGTCGTGGCGGAAGTGGTTCGGGTCGTTCGACAGGGGCCGGGAGAATCCGAAGCGGCCAGCGTTGGCGACGATCCACACCAACGAGGTACCCACGAGGTCTACGCAGTTCGCGTCTCCGTGCCCGGACTTCCCTACCGGGGCCAACTTCGCCCCGGAGTTCGGGTTGAGGTTGTACTTTCCAGGGTTCGCTTTCATGTCCCGTTGCACAGCGAGGGACCTGTATGCGCCGGCCGGTTCCGCGATCGACAGATTGCGACCCAGAGATGCTGCGTACCGTTTGAACGCAACAAACGCATTACCGGCGCTATACGACAACCGGTCGTTGTCCTCGACCACCATCAAAGCTGCATCGGGCCACTGCCCGTTCGGATAAGCGGGCATCAGGTCATCATGTTCAGGCCGGTGATCTGAACGGTTCCGGTGAAGGTCTTAGTGCCGTCGATCGTGAGTGTGAAATCGGGGTAAGCGGTCGACACCTGATGTTCCGCGGCAAGCGAGGACCGGAAGGTTGCGTTCGCGCCAACGATCTGCGCAGACATAATCGAGGGGGTGGCAACGTTAGGATTGACAATCTCGATCAAGGACAGGGTGCGGCCCGAACCGGTACCGATATCGACAACGAAAGCGTTCGTGACCCCAAGGCCCGATGTCGTCGTGGATGAGCCGTTGCCGTAGGTGGCCAGGTTCAAATAACTCGCGGAGCTGTCCGAACCGCCTGTGCGGAGACGCATGATCAGGTCACCCGTGGCGGACTTCGCGGAAATGAAGATGCGGATACGGAAGTCGCGGTAGTCGGCCGGGAATGCGGTTATCACATTCAGGGTGGGGGTGGCTGTGCACGTGATCAGGCCACCCGAACTCAGAACCGCCCCCGTGCCGGACACGGACGCTGGAACGACGGGGGTGGCCTCGGGTTGCACACCGACGTTCACCCACGCCGATGACTGGTATGCGTACACAACCTTCGTGTCGATCTGGTAGACGTGTAGCCCCTCATACGCATCGCCGTTCGTCACCAAAGCCGCACGGGCGGTCGCGTCCGCACATACCGTCCAGCCCGAAGACATCTTGTCGATCCGCTGAGCCAGCAGAAGAACATCGGCCGGTACATCCGGGACGGCAGACGAGTTAGGGTACGGAAACTTGGCTGAACCTGTGGTGGGCATTTTGGCTCCTCAAATACGAGAAGCCCCACCATGCGGTGAGGCTTACAAGGGGAAGGTGCGGGCGACGTCAGCCGATAGGAAGAACGATCGGATTCCCGACCTTGGACACCAGTGCGTTAGCTGCACCCGTCGAGTAGGTGGCCCCGGCCACCTTCACCGCCGCGATGCCAGCCTGACCAAGAAGGGTGATCGTCAGAGGGGAGGTCGCCGTTACTGTGCAGGACACCAGGTAGATCGGGGAACCCTGCTGCTCGAGCAAGGCTTTCGCCAGCGGGTTAGTCATCGGTCACCACCTGGGATCTGGTCGCCATCGTCATGTCCCCCGTGGTGAGACTCAGCGAGTACGAGTCGATGTAGTGCTGGAAAATCTTGGCCGGCTCGTTGTTGAGTCTGGGCGTAATGACACGGATAGAATCGTTGACTTCAAGGGCCGGGTTTGCGATCGAGGAAATCGATAGGGTCTCCACGGTCCCCAGAACTCGGTCCAGAAGCGTCTGCGCGATGCTCAAAGCCACCGACGCTGACGGTGCGGTCGGTGAGGCGTAGAAGTACGGGACGACACCGATCTTCGACGAGTGTCTGGGGTGCGTGGTATCTGTTATGGTCGCCGTCTGCTGAGTCCATGTTTGCGACCCGTCGGACGTTCCAGGGCGAACGACGACCGTGTTGTATAGCCGGTCGGTTGGACGAGCTCGTTGCGCGGCGATAAGGACCCCGCCTTCGCCAGCGGCAACCGACCATACATAAGGGGTGTTCGTCGAGGGTTTATCTACGATCACGAACACACCGTCTGGCTGGAAGTAGCCGTCTGTGCCGCCGTCGCGCGTGAGGTCGGATATCACATCAAGGGGGCCGTCAGTCCATACCTGCGCCGAGTCGACGGTTCCCGTATCAGACGAAAGGTTTGTTACGGTGACACCGGGAATCGCATTGGTGACGACAGATGTGATGGCGGCCACCCGTGACGTTCCGATGGTCGGCGCGTAAGGTGTGAGGAACCTGCATCGGGACAACCAGTTCCCAAGGTCAACGAGGCTGAGTGTGATGGTCCCGTCTGCGAACGTCTGGGATGAAGTTTGCGCCTCACCGTAAAAGATCGGGACGGTCTCCGGGTCGCTGTTCCCGTATGACAGGCCGTGTTTTACCGAGAAGATCGCACCGGGGGTCGCTACCAGCTCATACGTGGATGAGTCGCCCACGATTCTAAACCCATTGATGCGGCGTCTGATCCGCGACGAAGCATCCACCTGCAACGTCCCGGCTTCCACATCAACCGTGACCGGATTGCCACCAGGAACGGTGATCGTGCAGGTGGTGACGTACTTGTGGGGGGCCTTGAGTGCTTCAAGGAACCGATTCGATACCGTCTGCATTAGATCCTCGTGTTGGAGGCGAGATCAGCGTAGGTGGCGAAGGTGGTTAGCGTGTCGGAGTAGGTGGCGAACTCGACCGCCAACGAAGCGTAGGACCATCCGGTGTTTTCGACATCTACGACCGGAGACTGAACCTTCTGCAACGGCATCGTGATGACACGTCTGGTTGAGTAGAAGTCGTATGGATTCTCGGTGGTGGTGTCTCCGACTTGGTAGAACCCGGAGTTGAAGTCGAGGTCCCACGACGGCGGGATCTGGACGAGAATGGGAACGTCGGAGGCGAGAAGTGCACGGACGGCAGCGTTCTCGGAAGCCGTGATGGTCGCGATCCTCAGCGTGGTCTTATCGTCAGAGCGCGGCCCCGTGGTGGTAGGGATGGGTGTTGAGGACCCCAGGATCTCGTGAACGGTCGCGTTGGACACATTCTGGACGGGGGCTATCTCTACAATGCTCGCCGCCCCCTGGTTGGTGTCCGACAGGGGAACGGAAAGCGACGTCGCCCCAGGATGAATCAACCAAGCGTCATCCGGTGAGAGGTTCACGGGCGAACTGGTCTGAGCGATCGTCGACGACGCCGCGTAGCTTTCGACCTTGATCGCGCCGATGTTTGACGAGTTCGCGTTGTTGCCGGTGCCTTGTACCACCACTGCCTGCATCGTGCGCGCAACTGGCAGAGTGGCTGATCCACCCGAACCCGTGATCGTAACTGTGGTCGCGTTGAAGTCAATGACGAAAGGTGAGGTAGGGCTGATCGTGGTCGCCGTCAACAGGCCAGAGCCAGTAGAATCACCAAAGTAGAGGACCCCGGTCTCGGTGATCCGAACAAAGACTCCCGCGCCTGACACTATGGACGTGAAGTATGAACCAAGGTAGATCGTCGTGCCGGTGGTCCCCCCGTCAAACGACGCGATAGTCACCCGATACTTCCCGGAACTCATCGTCCGATATAGGACATTCAGCGAGGTTCCAGTGTTTCTGAGTTTGCCGCCAGACACGTTCCACGTACCGGCCCCCACGGTCCAAGATGCAGTAGATGACCAGGCCTCGTTCCACACAGTCGAGGCGGAGGCCGGATCTGAGTAGGTGGCCGTCCAGTCGTAGGTGACGTTCTCTTCATACGGGCACTCGTAATCCGTGACCGTACGTGAGTCGAACCCCGCGCTCGGTTGCGTCCGCAACAGGGTGCGCCCGTTCGAGTCGTTCCTGTACACGGCAACAGCAGACATCACATGCCCGCTTGTCACTGACATAGAGACGGTACACGAGGGCGGAGTCGCGGCAGAGTTCGGGGTCACGGTGATCGTCACGCCAAACCACCCGCCCCGAAATCAAGAGCCACATTCAACTCGTTCTGCCGAATCCGCGCATCAGCCACCCGAGCCTGCTGAGCCAACATGTACTCACCCGTCCACGGGTTCTGCACATAAATAGCCGGCGCTACAACCGCGCCAGCCTGAGCAGAACCACCACCGATCGCGGACGCAGACAGGCGAGCGTCAAAACCACCCTGCACCTGAGCCGACAGTCCCCTCATAATCCCGGTCAGGTTGTTCGGCCCGGACAGCCCCTTCTCGAGCCCGAGGACGAGGTTGTCACCGATCCCCGCGAACACCGTAGACGGGGAATGGATGCCGAGGAGGTTGCGGATGTTCTTCAGAATCCCGCCGAAGAAGCTGGACAGTTGCCGCCACAACCAATCGCCGGCACCCTTGATCCCCTGCCACAACCCCTCAAGAAGTTGCCGGCCCGCACCCGCGAGCTGCGAAAGAGTAGACGGGGACGTGAAAGCCTTGACAAGCCCCTGAATGATCTGGGGGACAGCACCAACGAGAGAGATGATGATCTGAGGAAGAGCAGCGACGAGGGCCACGAACAACTCAATCCCGGCCATGATCAGTTGCGGCTGTGCAGCCACCAGCGCAGTCACAATCCCGGTGATGATCTGAGGTAGCGCGTCAGTGATCGCGGTAATGATCTCCGGGAGGGCGGTCACCATCGCCGACAACAGGGCGACACCCGTCTCGATCAATTGCGGAATCGCGCCGATCAAGAAGTCAACGATCCCAAGAATCAACTCGGGCAGAGCATCTATAAGAACGGGGTATGCCGCGTACAGACCCGTCGCAAGCCCGGTGATGATCTGCAACCCCGCATCCAACAACATCGGCAGGTTGTCGACAATCGCCCCAACAATCCCGATCAACGCATCCACCGCAGCCGGAATCAGAGTCGGCAACGCATCCGCGATACCCTCACCCAAAGCAACCAGGATCTTCAAACCAGCATCGACCAACGCCGGCAACTGCTTCACCAACGTCCCCACAAACCCGAGAAGAATCGGAACAGCCGACTTGATCAAATCCGGCCCCGACGTGACAATCCCCGTCAGCAACGCACCAATGATCGAAGTGCCCACATCAAGAATCTGCGGAATGAAATTCAGCAACACACCAACCGCAGACGTCACCACAGCACCGATCGCCGGAGCCGCCTGAGACAGATCCCCGTCCGCATCCAACAGCGCAGTCGTGAACTGCCCCAACAGACCCGTACCCTGCGTCCCCAACGCCGTCAAAATCGGCATCAACGTCAACCCGAGCGCATTCTTCGCCGCATCCACACCAGCCGACAAACCATCGAACGCATCATCAGCCGCAGCCAACTTCGTCAACATCTCATCCGACAGAACAGCACCCGCGTTACGAGCCTGCGCAGCGAGCTCCGACAGAGACCCAGCCGACCCATCAATCAGCGGGTTCAGCTCAGTAGCCGACCTACCCAAAAGTTGCATCGCGTACACGTCACGCTGCGTCGGGTTATCCATCCGCCCCAACGCGGCCAACACGTCCTCGAACACCGCAGTCGAATCACGCAGATTCCCGGAAGCATCAGTCGTCGAAACACCCAACGCCGCAAACGCCTCAACCTGAGTCGCCGTACCCTGCTGCGCCTGCCCAATCGAACGAGTCAACTTCGTCAACGACCCACTGATCGTCTCGAACTCGACACCCGTGATCTTCGACGCGTACTGCATCTCCTGAATCGCCTGAGTCGTCAGATGCGTTTTCGACGCCGCAAGCTGCACATTCTCCGCATACTCACCAGCAGACTTCGTAGCCGCCGTCAAACCAGCAACAGCACCAGCAGCCGCCAAACCAAGAGCCGCAATCCCAGCAGCCGCCGCACCACCAAGACCCTTCAGAACATTCGCCACACCCGACGACTTCTCGGACGCCGCATCAAGCCCTTCAATGGCCTTCTTCGGGTCAACAATCAGGTCAACGGTTACGCCCTTAGCCATCAGGGATCACCGCCTCTATTTACTTTTTCGCAGCCCTCTTACGAGCCTTATAGATGTCGTTCCACACCTCGACAAGCGCCTGCTTCTCGAGAATCGTCAACTGGAACCAAGACGCGGCTGGCTGTTCAGTAGCCGCACACCAATTCGCCAGCTCTAGGGCGTCGTCGTAGGCGGCGGCGAGGCGAAATCCGACATCGCCTTCACCCCAGGGTCCTTCGCGTCCTCGAACAAACCCTCAACCTGAGACGTCGAAAGACCCATCGCCTTATCGAACGCCTCATTCACCTGAAGACGATCCGTCTCCCGGAACCACGCAAACGCCAACGCATAATTCGCCATCACCGGATCGTCCTCAGCAACCCG